GGCCCAGCTGTGGCTGGAGTCGCGCTATTCGATCATGCTCAAGGCCCGCCAGATCGGCTTCTCCACCTTGGTCTCGGTGTTCTGCTTCTGGCTGACGTTCGGCTACGAGGACCGCGTCGTCATCATGCTCAGCCGCACCGAGCGCGACGCGATCAAGCTGCTGGCCAAGGCCAAGTACACGTACCGCTTCCTGCCCGAGTGGATGAAGGAGCGCGGTCCGGTCGTCAACACGACGCAGACGAAGATCGAACTGTCCAACGAGTCGTACATGGAGTCCCTGCCGTCGGCATCGGACCCTGCCCGTGGTGAGTCGGTGTACCTGGCGGTGATCGACGAGTTGGCCTACCTGCCCAACAGCGAGGAGGCGTGGGCCTCGATCGAGCCGGTGGCCGACGTCGGTGGTCGGGTCATCACCCTGTCCACGGCCAACGGTGAGGGCAACCTGTTCCACCAGCTGTGGGTCGGGGCACGCTCAGGGACCAACCGGTTCCGGGCCATGTTCCACCCGTGGTGGGTCAACGGCAGGGATCAGCAGTGGTACGAGGACAAGGTCCGTGACCTCCCCGAGTGGCAGATCGCGCAGGAGTACCCGTCCGATGAGGAGGAGGCATTCCTGAAGTCGGGTCGTCCGGTCTTCTCCATCGAGGTGCTCCGTAAGCAGGTCGTTCAGGATCCGATCGCTGAGGGGTTCTTCAACGAGCACCGCGGCCTCAGTTTCCAGCCAGACCATCATGGGCCGCTGAAGGTTTGGGAGTTCCCCACCGAGCAGGGACGCTATGTGATCGGAGGCGACCCGGCCCAGGGGATGGAGCACGGTGACTTCTCTAGCATCCACGTGATCAATGCCCGCGACGGGGAGGTGGTCGCCCACTGGCACGGACGGATCGACCCGGACCTGCTCGGCACCCACGTCCTCGCTCCGCTGGGGCGGCTGTACAACAACGCCCTGGTCGCGGTGGAGTCGAACAACCACGGCCTGGCGACGCTGAAGGCGCTGCACCGTGAGCGCTACCACCCGCTGTACATGCAGCGCTCACCCAGGTACAAGAAGTCGGTGCCGACCGACATCCTCGGGTGGCGCACCACGCAGATCACCAAGCCGCTGGCGATCGACGAGTTGAACATGGCCCTGCGCGAGGGGTCGGTGAAGCTGCATGACAAGGCCACGGTCTCCGAACTGCGTGGCTTCGTCCGTGATGACGCCGGGAAGCTGAAGGGCTCGCCGTTCGATGACCGGGTGATCAGCCTGGCGATCGCCAATCAGATGCTGAAGCACGTCTGGCTGGCTGAGTACGACCCGAAGAAGGAGCCCGGTCCGGGCACGATCGGGTTCTTCGAGCGTCATCTGTACGGGGACGAACCTCTGGCCGAGAAGCGGACGAGAAGTACTGTTGGCCTGCGTGAGCCATTTGGTTCACCTTGGATTCGGAAGACGGGGTGACCTGATGGCAGCAGGAACCAGGCGGCTCGATCGCCAGAACCAGACGCGGCGTGCTCACGTGCGCAAGAACAGTCGGCAGTACCGCCGGGGCTATGCCACCTTGCCGCACAACGTGTGGGGTGATGACGCCAAGCCGCCACGCACCGGTGGGGTCAGCGGTCAGACGGCGACAGGCTGCACCGCGGGCAAGCCCGGCAGCTTCACCCCGGCTGGCTGCACCGTCCCCGGCACATTGGCCGAACTGCGTGGCCTCGGTGCGCTCGGACAGACGGCGGCGTGGACGACCGGCCAGTACGTGTTCCTCAACCCCTCCGGCTCGGCCTACTGGGACGGGACGACCTGGCAGCTGGGTGTCAAGCCGTGATCTGCCCGGAGTGCGAGAAGCGCTCCGTCTCGGGACACCTGAAGACCTGCTATCCGTGCCACATCCGTGGCATCGGCTTCACGTTCAAGGGCGGTGGGTTCAACGCCGGGCGACGGAACTTCTCCGCTCGAACCAATGCCGAGTTCATCGCTGAGCACGTCGGAGACGTGAAGGGCAACCCGAACATCGAGAGGCTCTGATGCTCCAGCGTGACCTGCTGTCGTACTACCGCGACGAGATCCACCGGTCGAAGCGGTGGCGCAGCGAGAACTTCGACGACGACTGGCAGCGGTACTGCGACATGTACCGCGGGCGGCACTACAGCGCCAAGGTCCCCGGCGACCAGCTGATCGTCAACCTCGTCTTCTCGACGATCAACACCATCGCTCCGTCGGTGGCGGTGAACAACCCGAAGTTCGTGGTCAACGCACGCAAGGCCGAGCAGGCGCCGCAGGCGGTGATCACCGAGGAAGTCCTCAACTACCTGTGGCGCACGTACCAGTACCAGCCGGAGTTCCGCCTGGCGGTCAACGACTGGTTGATCATCGGCCACGGGTGGGTCAAGACCGGCTACAAGTTCGTCAAGCCGCCGGAAGAGAAGAAGACCGATCCGCCAGCCTCGTCGAGCCCGACGGACTCGGCGGCGGACGTCGGGATCGACGACCGCGAGGACGTCGACGGCAATGTCGAGTCGGAGATGTACGTCTACGACGACCGCCCCTTCATCGAACGGATGAGTCCCTTCGACATGTTCGTCGATCCCGACGCTCGCCACCCGAAGGAGATGTGCTGGATCGCTCAGCGGGTGTGGCGTCCGGTGCAGAACGTCAAGGTCGACAGCCGCTACTCGCCCAGCGCCAGGCAGAAGGTCAACGGCTCGATGCAGTCGCGGTGGATCGCTGGCGACGGGGACTCCGATGCCCGTGTCGAACAGCCCGACCGCGGCAGCCGTCAGTACTGCGAGGTCATCGAGTTCTACGACATCACCCGCGGCAAGGTCTCCACGTTCGCCCTGGACAGCGAGGACACCGACGGCAGCGGTGGGTTCCTGATCAAGCCCAAGCCGATGCCCTACGGCTTCGGCCACCCGTTCGTCATGATGCGCAGCTACGAGATGATCGACAGCTTCTACACGATGGGCGACGTGGCGCAGATCGAGTCGCTGCAGCTGGAACTCAACGAGACGCGCAACCAGATGATGAACCACAGGAAGCGCTTCCAGCGCAAGTGGCTCTACGAGAAGGATGCGTTCGACCGCCAGGGTGTGCTCGCCCTGGAGTCCGAGATCGACAACACGATGATCCCCGTCACCTCCGACGGGAACCCCGGCAGCGTCATCGCCCCGCTCCCGGCGGTGATCACGCCGACGGACTTCTACGATCAGTCGGGGCTGATCACCAACGACATCGACCGCGTCTCCGGCGTCTCCGACTACCAGCGCGGTGCGGCTCAGCAGTCGATCAAGCGCACCGCTACCGAGGCGGCGATGATCCAGGACGCGGCGAACAGCCGAGCCCAGGATCGCCTGGCCAAGATCGAGACGGTGCTCGCGGAGATCGGTGAGCGGATCATCGGCCTGATGCAGCAGTTCATGACCGGCGAGCAGGTTGCCCGTGTGGTGACCATGCCCGGCAAGGTGTGGGTGCCGTACGACAAGGACTACATCTCCGGCGAGTTCGACTTCGAGGTCGCTGCTGGATCGACCGAGCCGCAGAACGAGACGTTCAGGCGACAGTCCGCCCTGCAGCTGGTCGACGCTTCGATGCCTTTCCTGCAGATGGGCGTGGCAAACCCGCTCGGTCTGTACATGTACGTCCTGCAGAAGGGCTTCGGTGTCAAGGATGTCGGTCCGCTGGTCATGCGCCCGGAGCAAGCGCCGCCCCCGGAGGGGGATCCGAGCGCACAACAGATGCAGCCGCCGCCGGAAGGGGAGCAGCCCCCGCCGATGAACGCCCCGACGCAGGCCCCAGGCGACGCGCCAGGGCAGTTCCCGCCGGGAGAGGTGCCGCCGCCAGGTCCGACTCCGATGGATCAGATGGCCGCGATGGCGGGTGGTGGTCCTCCAGGGATGCCGCCGCAGGGTGGTCCGCCACCCGGCCAAGATCCCATGCAAGCGCTCATGGCGATGCTCGGACAGCAACCCCAAGGCCCGCCAGCGGGTGGCCCGGAATCGTTGCCGCCGGAACTTCTCGCACAGATGATGGGACAGATGCCACCGCAGTAACCCACGTAACCCCCCTGCGTGTGATTAACTCCGAACACCACAGGAGCACGCCAGGAGGAACTCCGTGTCGGAAGTAGACGCCCTAGACGGGCAGCCTGCTGAGGTCGATCCCGGTTTCGCCGGGGACATCGCGGACGCAGGGGAGGTAATCGACGGGGCAGAAGACGCCGCGCCGCCTCGCCAATATCTCGAAGTCGACGATCCTGACAACCGCTGGGTGCGGACCAAGATCGACGGCGAAGAGATCGAAGTGCCGTTCAGTGAGTTCCAGCGTGGCTACAGCCGTGAGGCCGACTACACGCGGAAGGCACAGTTGGTTGCCGAGATGCGCCGGGAGGCGGAGTACGGGATCCAGCTGCAGCAAGCGCTGCAGGCGGACCCCGCGCTCACGCTGACAATCCTGGCGCAGAAGTACCAGTTGGATCAGCAACAGCAGGCCCAGGAACCTGAGCCGGAGTTCGATGATCCGCTGGAGCGGCAGCTGTATGAGGAACGCCAGGCGCGAATCGCCCTGGAGCAGCGCTTCGAGCAGCGTGAGTCGGACAGAGCGTTGGAAGCGGCAGTCGGGAACCTCCGCAACCAGTACGCACTGAACGACGATGATCTTCGTTTGGTCGTCGGGACCGCGATGCAGGCCAACCTGGGGCTCGATGCCCTGCCGATGGTCTGGAAGACGATCGCCTTCGACCGCATCCAGGCATCCGTGGTGGAACACCAACGACGCCAGGCGGCAGAGAACAGTCAGCGCACCGCAGCCAAGACAGCTGCGACGCAGACGGTCTCCTCGGGACGAGGAGCACCAAGCAGGAACATCGTGGAGCAGCAGCGGACTGGACCGATCACGTTCAGAGAAGCCGCCGAGCAAGCATGGAAAGACATCGGCGGCACCTAACCGAAAGGCTGCCCTGTGGCAATTGCCGCCAACCTCCCCGCCTCGTGGGACACGCTCCTGTCCACCACGATGAACAACTACCGGAAGACGTTGACCGACAACATCTTCGGTTCCCGCCCGCTGCTGGAGTACCTCCAGTCGAACGGCCGAGTGCGTACCGCCGACGGCGGCATCCAGATCGTCGAGCCTCTCCTGCTCGGTGGTGGCGAGGCTGACTCGTACGGCCCGTGGGACCAGATCCAGGTCCACCCGCAGGGCGGCATCACCGCTGCCGTGTACCCGTGGCGTCAGCTGTTCGCCACGATCATCATCTCCGGCCTGGAAGAGGCGCAGAACAACGGCAAGGAGCAGATGATCAACCTGCTCGAAGCCAAGGTGATGCAGGCCGAGAACACGCTGAAGGACATCCTCGTGCGGATGCTCTACGGCACCCGCCAGACCCCGAAGGCGACCGACTTCGATCCGCTGACCACGCTGATCGACTCCGATCTCCCCGCCGGTGGGATCACCCCGGCGAACGCCACGCTGGAGAACCTGTGGCGCTCCCCGACGTACAACGCCACGACCGGCGTGGGCAAGGACGCCAAGGGCAACACGATCACCGGTCTGCCGTTCGCTGCGACGATCGCCGGGGACGACCTGGAGGCCATCCTCCGGCGCATGTTCATGCTCGCCAGCGATGGTGGCTCGGACCACGTCGACGCGATCTTCGCCGGAGCGAACGTCTACGAGATGTACGAGGGCAGCCTGACCCCGCAGGTCCGGTACACCGACACGAACAAGGCGAACCTCGGGTTCCAGAACCTGATGTTCAAGAACGTGCCGATCTACTACGACCCGGACGCCCCGACGAGTGGGGCCATCGGGCTGAACTCGAAGTACGTCGGGCTGACGATCCACAGCGACCGCAACTTCAAGCAGTCGCCGTTCACTGCCAACCTGACCGGCATGGCCACAACCGGCTCCGGTGTCGGCGCGGTCGGTACCGCACCGACCGGCAACGGCACCACCCCCGGCGCGCCCGCTGGGTCCACGCTGGATGCCCGCGTGTCGTTCATCACGACCTACGGCAACACCACCACCCGCGAGCGTCGGCGCAACTTCAAGGTCACGAACGTCGTCCCGACCCCCTGACAGTCAAGATGACGGGGCCGCTACTACACGTGTAGTAGCGGCCCCTGAACAGGAGGGCACGTGACCGCCAGCAAGGATTCCTCGCACATCAAGCCAGCGTTGGCCAATGGCCAGAACGTTCAGCTGCAGTACGCCTGGCGTGGTGATCCGGTGTATTCGACCGGGCGCCCGGAATCAGCGGGCGAGCACATCCAGTCGGCCGCGCTGTGGTCGACCGCGCCGTACAAGGACCCGAAGAAGGTGGTCAAGCCACCGAAGAAGGTGACCTGCAAGGGCAAGGACGGGACGTGCAAGGCGCACCCCATCCAGGAACTCGGGCTGTGTGTGTTCCACGCCCGCAAGGCAGGCGTGTACAACGCGTGGACTGAGAAGGAGGTG